GTACAGTCATTACAGATGATAATCTTTGGAAGATTTATAATATGAGTGACTATGCACCATTGCATAACCCAGCTGAAGCTGACGGCATCTATGCTTTCATGAAAGTTTTACCTAATGTACCTGAGGTTGCTGTTTTTGATACTTCTTTCCACCAATCGTTAGATCCTGTCCAATACTTATACTCAGTACCATATAAGTACTATGAAAAGTTCCGTGCTAGAAAATATGGCGCACATGGTACTTCAGCTCGTTATGTATCACGTCGCACAGCTGATTTACTAAAGAAGCCAGTTGAAGATTTAAAGATGGTTTTATGTCATTTAGGTAGCGGTGCATCTGTCACTGCTATTAAAGATGGGAAGTCTTTTGATACTTCAATGGGATTCAGTCAGGTTGCGGGAATTACAATGAGTACTAGAAGTGGTGACGTTGATCCTTCTTTACTTCAATTTATTATGAAAAAAGGCAACATTACTAGCTTTAATGAAGTTATTAAGATGTTAAACACCGAATCTGGTTTACTCGGTCTTTCAGGAATCTCCCCAGATATGAGAGATATTGAAAAAGCAATTAAAAATGGTGATAAGCAGGCTAAACTTACAAAAGATATTTTTATTAACCGAATTGTTCGCTATATTGGAGCTTATATGACTGAAATGGGTGGTTTAGATGTTTTAGTCTTTACTGCAGGAATTGGAGAACATGATGCAAGTGTAAGAAAGCAGATTATGGATGGCCTAACTTGGCTTGGTCTTGAATATGATGAAAAAGCTAATAAGGCCAACAAGGAAGGAATTATCACTACACCAGATTCAAAGATTACTGCAATGATTGTTCCAACCAATGAAGAGTTAATGATCGCACGTGACGTTGTTCGTTTAGCTAAATTAGATAAGTAATCGTGAGAGCAAGATTATAGCATTTTAACAGTGACTGTGATATCATTGAAACATCTGGGGATGTTTTGGGATTCGACAGGCGTAGATTCGCGTTGACTGCGATTCGTAGGTCACGTCTACGTTAAAACGTCACAGTTAAATTATAACTGCAAATAACGAAAATTCTTACGCAGTAGCTGCTTAGTCAGGCTGCGTGATCCAATGACGGATTGCTCGTGTCTGTCTGCGGGTCTTACCATTTAACGAGCTACGTTTAACTACTTACCTTAATAGTTAGAAATAAGATTCTTAGGTTAGTTTTGATAGTTTAGCCCTGTTATATGGCGTTTTATCAAAGCGAAGTTTAAGTAATATAACTATGATCGTAGAGGTTAACGACGGAATACGTTTGGACAGGGGTTCAATTCCCCTCATCTCCACTATTTAGTTTTAAAATGCTTATATATCAGCATTCTTGGCTATTGAAAAAGCTTTTTGACCGAAATTTGACCGAAAAAAAGCAAAAAAAAGAAGCAGCTAACTGCTAGATGTTTAATTCATTTAGGACGTTGACTGCTTCTTTTTTATTTTGTTCGTTAACATGGGTGTAGATGTTCAAAGTCATTTGAATATTTGAATGACCTAAAAGCATTTGAACAGTCTTAGGTTTGACATTTGTTTCAGATATTAAAAGAGTGGCGAATGTGTGCCTAAAACCGTGAATAGTGATATGTTTCAAATTTTTTGGTGCATTGTCATAAACTCCTTGTAGCCACTGTGCAGGCTTGGATAAGCTCAAATATTGTCCCTTGCGAGTGTGAAAAAGCTTATTAGAAAGAATTTTTTCACTATTTTTATATTCATTTAAAACAGGAATTAAATTTTTTGTTATAGGAACTTGTCGAACAGATGACTTGCTTTTAGGGGTCTGCACTTGAATTTTATTGTCGAAACCCACAGCTAGAGTTTTATCAATATTGATTGTATTATTAATAAAATCTATATCATCCCATGTCAATGCCAATGCTTCCGATTTTCTCAATCCTGTGGAGGAGAGGAGTTTAAAATAAGTATAGGCTCGTAAGTTATAATTTTTAGCTACTTTTAAAAATGTTTCGAGTTCCTGCCTAGTATATACGTTATCCTCAATATCTCGCCTTGGACGACTAGTTTTAGAAGGCATAATAATACTATTAACAGGATTGCTAGCCACGTAATTCATTCGAATGGCATATTCATAAAAGGATCGTAAAACAAAGATAGGATCATTAAATTTAACTAATTTAGTAGCTAATTTGTCAGCCCAAGTCTGAACATCTTTAACGCTAATTTGATCCATATATTGTCTACCAAAAATAGGCTTAATGTGTACTCTATAATTAATTGCTGTTTTGTTAGCAGTTGACTCTTTAACGGTAGTTTTATAGCGATTGAACCAAAGACCATACATTTCATCTATTGTAATTTGTTTCTGCTTTACAAAATCATCAGCTTTTTCGATATTCAATTGATTGTAAGCTTCCTCAGCTTCTGCATATGATTTAAATCCACGACGAGTTGTTTCTACCTTTTTACCCTTTGAATTCAAGCCCAGATACATTTTAAACATATATCTTTTAGCGCCTGATTTTAATTTGTATTCCTTAATAGACGTATTTTTTCGTTTTGGCATTTTACATCACCTCATATTTTGCTAAAATAGAGTATGCGAAAGGGACTGAACTGCAATTCAGCTTTCGTAACTTTGAATTTTTACATTTTCTACTAAGTCCTGCTGGTCTGCAAACCAGTGGGGCTTTTTTTGCTTAATTAATTGTCATTAGTGTTGTCTGCATCGTTAGTATCTTCATCACTTTGGCTTGAAGATTTGTCTTGGTCAGAACTGCTTTTATCGCTGGAGCTGTCCTTGTCAGAGTCATTGTTGTCGTTAGTATCCGATGAATTATCATCAGTATCAATATCTGTACTTGAACTGTCATCATCTTTTGAAGCTGTAATAGTCTTTGTAGTGCCAACTTTGATTGTTAAAGGTTTGCCCAATTCGCTCATGGAAGTACTATCCCATGGCTGTAAAAGATAAGTATCTACATCTTTATCTCCATTATCATTAGTTAATTCGTAAGACATAGCAAATTGTACAGTTTCTCCAGGATTTACTTTATTTAGCTTAGCATTGATTTTATCTTTCCAAGGAGTTAAATTGTCTTCGAATTGAGAACGATCATCACCAACTTCATGCGTAGATTTAGCTAATTTTTGTTCTACTTTCAAGTTGTCGTTAAAGAAATCTTCCGGCGTAACACCTTTTTTAGCATTATTAGTAAAACTAGCATCAATTACTACATAGTGAATGTCACCGTCAGGAGTAGCATTTTTTAATGTAACTTTGGTTAATTTATTAATGGTAACTGATCCTTTATCCGTCTTATAAGTATTACCAACGAACTTATAAGAGGCTTTTTTATCTGCTTCTTTATCGGTATTTTTAAATTCTTTATCTAGCTTTTTAGCATTTTTGCTTGTAGCCTGTTTATTTCCACCATTATCAGCATTATTCGAACTACATGCAGTCGTGCCTAAGCCTAAGAGCATTAATCCTAATGCACTTAAAACATATCTTTTCTTCATGAATTTCCTCCACATATTCCTATACTATCTCTTAGGTTTTACGTCACTGAGACTGTGGACGAAAAAAGGACATGCCTTAATCACATGTCCTTTAAAGCTGACGTGTGTTAATCAGCTGAGTAATATATAATATTGATGAGGTGATAAGTGTGGAAAAGAAGATTTTATTTGAATTAAAAGCCATATTTTATGCAATATGTATTCTAATCGGAGTAATTATAGGAATTCACTTATTTTAAATGTAGAAAATAAGTTATAATAGCTCCAACGACGGCAATAGCTACGCCAATCAAAATCTTTTCAGCAACAGAAGAGCTCTTCTCAATAATTTCCTTCTTAGTTGAATGCTCATCAACGTATTGCTTGCCTTTATCTGTGATTTGATAATTGGCCATATAGTAATCTTGGGCATTATCTTTTAACTTGACGTTGTAATCAACTAGTTTCTCTTTATTTAGTTGTAATACTATTTGAACTTCTAAATTATTCTCATCATATATATCAGAATTTTTAGGAGTTACATTTTGTTTATCATATATTGATTTTAAAAATTTTAATTTATTCATAACTTCTACAGCCATCCGAGAGGGTGGCTTTTTATTTTGGTATATATTTCAGAAGCTCTTCACGTACTTCATCAAAATTATTAATCCCCAAACTAACAGCTATATTTACGTAATTAGCTTCATCTGGTTCGTTACCCATAGCTACATACTGTTTTATTTTCTCATGAACCATAAAATTGTTAGCTTTACATTCACTGCAAGAGTGGGCTGATCCGATGTGATTATAATCACCCACAACAATACTGTCATTCTTAGCGTGACCGATTTCATGAAGGATTACTTTTTCAATTTGTTCATCAGTCGAATTTTCACGAACTAGGACTTCATGACCAACTAGGTAACCATCTTTGTCTAAGGGTAAATATACAACCTTAAGATGATATTTTTTAAGTAGCTTATCTAAATAACTATCCAAGAAAGATCACCTTACTTTGCAGAATAATATCCCTTCAAATAGGCTTTAATAATTTCTCTATCATGGTCAGTCATAGGCTTTCCATCAAATGAACGTGCGTTATCAAGCATCTCATCAAGATCAGCATCAGAAATAGTACTATTGTCATCAGGGATGCTAGGGTTATCCGTGCGACCTAGCAGGTAATCAGTTGTGGTATTCAGTACTTTAGCAACTTTGGATAAATCAACGCCTTTTGGGTTTTGATTTTTCCATTTATATATAGTATTTTTTGCCATTTCTGCTTCTTCTGCAACTTCCTGAAGATTTTTATCATACTTTTTAGCTAATTTTTTTATTCTTTCAAATGTTGTCATATCAACGATTCTCCAAAATAGCGCAAAAATATTTTAGCTAAATGGCAAAAAAATGCTTTACATTTTTAGCCAATTAGATTATTATAATTGCGTAAGTTAAATTAATAGAAAAAAACATGTATTAATAAACGCAATTTAAATGAATGGGGATTCGATTAATTGCTTTATTTATTACGCTTTTATTTTATCGCTTTGGCTAAAATATGCAACATTTTTCCTATTATTTTTACTTACATAGCAAAAAAAGAAAGGAGAAGTGCAATGCCAACAACAATGCCAGGAAGAGAATTGGTCAAGAAATACATTAAAGAAAACTTAATCAGTATTGCTGATTTAGCAAAAATGTATGGCTTAAGTCGGCAAGAAGCAACCGATTATATTTCAGGACGAATTCAAACTCCTAAAAGTAATCAATTTGTTCTCAGTATTATTAAAGATTTCAAAATTTAGCGAAAGGAGGACTTAGACATGCAAGTAGTAATTTCAGAAGACGCTATTAAAAAAGCTGTTCAGCAGGAATACTTCAATAAAAAAGAAGCCAGCAATTTTTTAGGCATAAGCATGCAGACCTTCAAAACATGGCGTGAAAAGTATGGAATTCATTATCAGAGTGTGGACGGCATGGTGCTATTTGCTAAGAAGGATTTGCAGAAGTTTATGGAGGATCACAGAAAATGAGTAAATGGATCAATTCGAAAATCAATGAATTCATGGGAACTAGACTATCAATACGTGAAACAGAAATTATAACTATGAGTACTGCAATTGCAGCTCTAGTAGCTTTCATATTCACGATGTATACAGCAATTTTTCAAAATATTTAGAGGTGAATTATGAAAGAAAGTATATATATAACAACTTGGTCTGTAGTTATCACAATAATTTTAGGTGTAATAAGTCGAATGTTAGACATACCATTAGATATTTTTACCCTGACTTTAGTTGTATGGCTAATGTGTGATACCGAATGGAGATACAGGAAAAATGAAAAAAAATAAGTAATTTACTACAAGGGATTAAGCATACCAATCCTTTGAAAGAAAGTAATGAAGCAAAACTGCTGTGTAGTAACGCATTTTATAAATACAGAGAGGTGGTAGAACCGTGGAAGCAAAAACAGGCAAAGAGTTATTAGGCGCAATTCACGATAACGAAAACATGGAACGTCTTAATCGGCTAAAGGGTACTGACTCATTAGCGGTATGGTGCAGCGACAATCTGTACATCATTAGTAATTCAGAAATGGAATCTGATTTTCATACACCAGCCGAATTTTTAAAGTATCGTTTGAATTTACTAGGAACATCTGATTTTTGTGACGAGATAGATACAACCGAAAAAAATTTCTTTGAAGAAGTCCTAGATGCAATCGACAATGAGTGGACGGATGACTACATTCAAGAAATTCTAACGGAGTGCTACCACATGGAGGACCTAAGCAATGAGTGATGAATTTAGAAAGTGGCAATGCAATACCGAGCAAGCTATCAAAGAATGGCCCGACAAATTAGTTCACGAGGCTCTTAAGCAAAACGATGGCTATATCGGTAAAGCTAAAAGATGGTTAAAAAGCAAGCGACCAGACAATCTAGATAGTTTTCATGGAAAACCAGAAGAACAATTTATTGTCACGATTAGAGCAGTTTATGATGAAGCACTTGCTAAGTTGCGCAAAATAGCAGATAAACAGAAAGTAGATGGATATTAATGAAGCTTTTAAATACTAAAGATATGAGTCGAGCTAAAAATTGGCGAATATGCATTTATGGAAAAGCCGGAATTGGTAAGACTTCTACAATTAAAAATCTAAAAGGTAAAACGTTTGTTTTAGATCTAGATAATTCTTCAAAGGTTTTAGCTGATCCTGAAAGAGAAATTGAAATAGGTCAGATGGATAGAACAAAGCCAATTGAAGAGATAAATGATTTTGTTCAAAACCTATTGCCTAAAATTACTAAAGAATATGACAACCTAGTAGTAGATAACGTTTCCAGCTTTGAAACCGATTGGTTTATTGAGCGTGGCAGAAATTCAAAATCAGGTATCAACAATGAAATTCAAGATTATTCTACTTGGAAAAACTACTTTTTAAGAGTAATTGGTGCAATTTACCAATCGGATATAAATATTCTGGTCACAGCTTGGGAGCGTCAACGAGATATTACGGCTGAAACAGGACAATCATTTACACAATTTGTTCCGGATCTTAGAGATAGCGTGATTAATAATTTTATGGGGCTTACGGACGTTGTTGCACGTATGGTAGTTAATCCTAAAACAGATGAAAGAGGCTTTATTTTGGATGGCAATAATGCAATTTTTGCTAAAAATAGGTTAGACCAACGTAAAGCATGCAAGGCTAGTGAGCTGTTTGATATAGAGGATACCAATGATAACAAATCGGAGGTGTCTGAAAAATGAGTTACTGGATAGGCTTGGTTGAACCTGACAGAAAATACAGAGAAATTGACGAGTTTGGCGTTCACTGCTCGTGGAATTTTAAAAACATGATGACACATCTGCCCTGCGGTTGGGTTAGAGATTGGCAAGGCAAACAGGCTAGAGACATGATAGTTTTGGCATTTCACAGTGCTCGACTATTAGTATCACGCCCAGAGCTATATCAGAAATATGAATTAGATCCCAATCGTAATCTAGGCACAGTGGATAATTGCTATGATATCTTAACTAGATGTTATTTCGGGTTTATCAAATATCCAGACGGAATTATCACAATTGATTAGGAGAACAAAATGGAAAACAACAAGGATGTAATTAAAATGCTTGAATATCTTGAAGAAATCAAAAATGCAGTTAGAGAGGGTCAAGTAGATACGTTGCTTGTTTCAGCTTGTGGAGACGATAAAGCGATCTTCCATGCATCGGGTAGTGCAGTTACTTTATTTGGCTTAAACGAGTTGCAATATAAGAGACTTAATAAAGAATATGAAAGCAAAGAACAAGAACGTAGAATCGCCAAACTTATGGCTTCAATTGCAGATAGTGATGACTAATGTATCAACTATTCGATTATCAACAAAAGCTCGTTGATGGAGCACGTAATGCACTAGCAGAAGGTCATCAGGGTGTTCTAATTGTGAGCCCTCCCGGTAGCGGAAAATCAGTAGTAATTGCCGAAATAGCTCGACTGACAACTGAAAAGGGTGGAGAGGTTCTGTTCTTCGTTCATAGAAAAGAGTTAGTAAATCAGATTAAGGACAGCTTTATTAAACAGGGCGTTAACTTGAATAACTGCACAATTATGACGGTTGGTAAGGTGGCTAACAGGTTAAACTACCTACCAAAGCCCAATTTAATCATCGTAGACGAGTCTCAACACTCACGAGCTAAAACTTATCTAAAGATATTCAATTATTATTCAGATGTGCCCAGATTAGGTTTTACGGGCAGTCCTTGGCGATTATCTGGTAAAGGCTTTAAAGATATCTACTCAGCAATGATTGAAGGTCCAAAGGTTAAATGGTTAATCAAGAATCATAAACTTGCACCATTTACTATGTATGGGTACCGCTTAGGCGACGATAGCAAATTAAAGCGTGGCCCAGGTGGCGATTATACTAATAAGTCACTCGATGATTTTGGTAAAACAATTATCCGAGGAGACATTATAAAAAGCTGGCAGAAATTTGCTAATGGACGCAAGACGATTGTTTATTGCCACTCAGTACAATTTGCTAAGGAAGCAGCAAAAGCTTTTAGAGAGGCTAATATTAGCGCCTATGAAGCCGACAGTAAAACGCCTGCAAATGAACGTGACAGAATAATGAATGATTTTCGTGAAGGTAAGATTAAAGTTCTTTGCAATTGTGATCTTATTAGTGAGGGGTTCAACGTTCCAGATTGTTCATGCGTGGTATTACTTCGACCGACAGAGAGCTTAGTAGTGTACTTGCAACAATCTATGAGATGCATGAGATACCAGCCTGATAAAGATGCAATAATTATCGACCAAGTTGGCAACTTTACTCGGTTCGGCTTACCTAATGCTGACAGAGATTGGACGCTAGAAGATCGGGCTAAACACCCACAAAGAGAGGGAGGTAGTGATGGTCCAGCTATTAAGACTTGCCCAGAATGTTTCGGGGTAATCCTAGCTAGTTGTCACGAATGTCCGTTATGTGGTCACAGCTTTGAAGCCGAATTTAGAAAACTTGCACAAGATCGACGAGCTGAATTAGAAAAGATCAATCTTAATGCAAAAGAATTGCGCGAACGTAGAAAGAAGGAACAGGAGCTATTGCTTCGTGATCCTAGCACGTTCACCACATTTAAGGAGCTGGCAATTTATGGTAAAGCCACAGGTCATAAGCCTGGTTGGGCATGGCATATGGCTAAAGCGAAAGGATTAATAAAGTAATGTTTGTAATTTTCGATAAAAATAAAAATTCATATGTAAAAGAGATTAATGAAAGAATGGTTAGCCGAGATTATTATGTTGATACGACTAAAAATGCTGAAAAAGCATTTAAATTCACTAGTAATAATGAAGAGCGTTTAAGACACTTTGAGGAGCTTTTAAAGTATGAGCCATATACTTTGGAATTTAGAGAGATTTAACAAATGACCAAAATAAAAAATAAAGTTTATAAGTTCGATGACGAGCATACAGACCGAATTAATGATTTTATTGCGAATCATAACGTCATTCGAACTCACGGATACAGTAAAAATTATGAAGCATATTTAAAGATTTATTACAAAGAAGATAAGGAGAAATAAACAATGGCAGGATTTTTAGATTTTAACCCAGATAACGTAAACTACCAAACTGAAAATAAACCACTTCCAGCAGGAACCTATGAAATGATTATCAAGTCGGTGGAGGTTAAAGCCACTAAGGGTACTAATCCACATGAATACTTAAACTTTGATTTAGTGGTTCGAAAAGACCTAGATCAAGTAGCTGAGCTTTCTGAAACTAATGCTAAACAGCATGGACGTCATATTTTCGTGTCAGTATGGACTTTGAAAGATAGTTCTGGCACTGACAGTGGCAAATATGATCCTAAAGTACTTAACCACATTGCTAAAGTGGCTGGTGTTCCAGCAACAAACTTTAAGTCAATTGAAGAGTACATGAATGCTCTATTCAATAAGCCAGTTCGTACATCGGTTACTATTCGTGAAGATGAATATCAAGGTAAAAAAACAAAACGCAACGAATCAACTCCAATTTACTTTAAACCAGGTAATAACCAACCTTCATACATTGGCTGGTATAAGACTAAGTACAAACTTCAAGCAGGTGTTGCTCAACAATTAGCAGATAGCAATCCAGCAACTAAGGGTGGTCAAGATCCTTTTGCTGAAACTAATGGCAAGACCTTAACAGATAACGATTTACCATTTTAGGAGTTAGCGAATGATAAAAGTAATGTTGATACTTTGGTATCTATTTGTTGGAGGATTGTGGCTATTACTTTTAGCGATGATATTTAGCGATGCATTTGAAACACCATTCAAAAAAATCCAAAAACAAACAGTGATAGAAGGCATAATCCCAGCGCTTTTCATCACAATAATCTTCTGGATGATTGCTTTAATACCAAACTTTATTGGAGCAGTAATCCAATGAATCATCAGCTTGTTTTATTAGGGAGGTAATGTAAATGGAAAAATTTACTTATAACAATATCCCTGAAGAACTACGTAGCCTAAAGCAATGGGGATTGTTTGAACTTAAGTGGATTCCTGAAAGAAATAAAAATACTAAAATTCCAATCAATCCTTATGATGGATCAGCTGGAAAATCTAATGATCCAAGTACATGGTCTGACTTTGATACAGCAGTTCGGGCACTAGAGGAGGTAGAACGAGCGTCCGGGCTCGCTTTCTACTTCGCTAATGGCTATGTGGGCTTAGATATTGACCATATCGACAGCAACTTGGAAGACTGGAGACAGGGAGACAATGATCCAAATAACTTAGTTAATAAATTTCAAACATTAACTAATAAGACATACATGGAAGTCAGCCAATCTGGTACAGGAATCCATGCAATCTTTAAAGGTAAAATCCCTGGCAAGAGAAGACGCAAGGGAAACTATGAGATGTATCAAACGGGACGATTTTTCGCTCTTACTGGCAATACAATCATCCCTGACCCTCACATTCAATTTTTATCAAAAGATCAAATGAAGAAACTGTATGAGTTCTTATTTGGTAAAGATAAAGTTATCCAACTGCATCCCAGCGCGGACAACATCACGCCAGTGGATTTATCGGTTACAGAGATCATCAAGAAAGCTGAAAATTCAGCCAAGACCGGAAAAAGGTTCACTATGTTCATGCAAGGTGGGTGGGAGCAGTTTTATGATTCTCATTCAGAAGCTGATTTAGCATTTGCTAATGATTTGGCATTCTGGTGCGGTCGAGACTTCCACAAGATGGATACAATCTTTCGTAATTCTAGCTTAATGCGTGAAAAATACGATGAAAAGCATGGTGCCGTAACTTATGGAACGTCGCTTTTAAATAAATCCATTAATGACACACAGAACATCTATAGTCCTGAAAGTGACAATCAGGATTCTGAGTCTTCTTATCAGTTTTCTTTCAATGAAGATAAAACTAAGAAATTCATACCTCGTTCCTGGGACGATCAAGGGAGAGGGCTTAGAATGCGAGATCAATTCGCTACAGTACTCAAGTACAATGCAGTAGATAAGAAGTGGTTTTTCTTCAATGGTTCTTACTGGCAAGAAGATGTAGGTAACCAAAAAACAGAACTTGCAGCTGAGCGTGTAGTTAACTCTATCAAAACTGAAAAGCCTGAACTAAGTTTCTCAACTAAAGAAGATCGAGATAAAGCAATGAATGAGTGGTACAGATTCCAAAAAGATTCACGTTCTCATATGGCTAAGATGCACATGATTGACGAATTTAAGAAGTACGTAATTATCAAGCACGGAGACTTTGATAAGGACGATATGCTACTTAATACCGAATCTGGCTATGTTGATTTAACTTCTGGAGAACTCAAAGACCATGACATTGATAAAAACTTTAGTCATCAAACGGTATGCGAATACTCAGACAATGTGGACGCTCCCTTGTGGAACAAGTTCTTAAAACAGATCTTTAATAATGACCAAGAACTGATTCACTACGTACAGAAAGCCATTGGTTACAGCTTTACGGGATCAACCGCTGAGCAATGTCTATTTATCCTAAACGGCCGAGGACGCAATGGTAAATCAGTTTTCTCAAATGTAATTAGCGATTTAGCTGGCAATTATGCTAAGCAAATGAATGTTCAAACGCTTGTTGCTAAGAAAATGCAGAGTGGGTCGGCTAACTCGGACGTTGCTCGACTTGAGGGTGCGAGAGTGGTCACTAGTTCTGAAATGAATGAGGGAGACAGATTCGATGAATCACTAGTTAAGCAGTTAACCGGTGGTGACAAGATACTAGCTAGATTCCTTTATGGTTCGGAATTTGAGTACAAGCCTAAATTTAAGATCTGGATGGCAACTAACCATTTACCAATCATTAGAGGTCTTGATGATGGTATTTGGAGAAGAATTAAGATTATTCCTTTTAACGTTCAGATTCCTAAAAACAAGGTTGATAAGAACTTAGAAAGCAAGCTTAAGTCTGAATATACTGGCATACTCAATTGGGTTGTACAAGGTAGCTTAATGTGGCAACAAGAAGGCTTAGAAGATCCAGATGCAGTTCATAAAGTGGTTGAAGCTTATAGAGAACAAATGGATCCACTAGAAGCATTTTTAGGCGAACAATGTGTCACCGGTCCTGCTTTTGAAGTTAAGGCTAGAGAACTTTATGATGCTTATCATACTTGGGCTAGAAACTCTGAAGAGTACAGAATGAGCATGACAAAGTTTGGCAGAGAAATGGGTAAAAAGCTTGTCAAAGTACATAAAAGAGACGGTTGGTATTACGTTGGACTTAAGTTAAGAGAGGAAAATTCAACGTTTGCTTTCAATTAAGTATGTGTGACAGGTGGAGACAGGTTTGTGACGGGCTAATAAGTGCTATAAACCCTAGAGCCACAAGGAATGTGATGAGTTTGCCAAGTATGACGGGTTTAAAAAAGGCCTTTTATTATATTTATTTTTTATATTTTATAATTTGATTTTTTAGTAAATAAACTAGTCATACTCGTCACAACTTTACAGGCTGTAAGGCTAAAACCCGTCACAAACTTGTCACGAACTAGTCACTTTTTTTAGCCAACCCGTCACATTTTTGCAAAAAAATAAACGTTTGAAGTTAATAAGTAAACGCTAGAGGTTAACAATGAAAAACAGATTGAAACAGCTAAGAAAACAAAAAAATCTTACTCAAAATGATGTAGCTGAATTATTAAGTATAACGAACCAAGCGATTTGTTTGTTTGAAAAAGGTGAACGAACACTTAAACAAGAAAACTTGCAAAAACTAGCCGACTTCTTCGAAGTTTCTGTTCCATATTTACAAGGCGAGTTATGCTATGACGATTTAACACCAGAAGAACAGAAGCTGGAAGGTAGACTAGGCAAAACAATTAATGATGCAATAGCTGATGAACTGAAATATTCAGAACTATCTGATGAAGAATATAAGCGTGCGATAAAGCTGGCTTTGCAATCTGCTTTAGAGTATTACGCATAAAATTGTGGAGGTGATTATTTTATGGTTGATATTCTTGAATTTAAACCTGGAATCGATGATGGAAAATATAAAGTTTATATTGTGAAAACTGGCTGGGAAGATCTGGCAGATTGTGTTGTAAGTAGTTATGACTTGGTTTTATCCAACTCACCTGAGATTCTTTTGCCTACTTTAATTCATAACTACTTACATTTACCTTGGACTACTAGCGATCATGGATATTGGAAACATCCGACTCCAGGTTTTGAAGTTACAAACCTTGATCTATCTTCTGATGATAGTAAGTTTTCTAATAAATATAGAGATTTGAAAGATTATTTAAAAGCTTATCACGATGGTAATTGTAAAAGTATCCGATCCATCCATACTTTGACTTATGATATTGAATCTAATGGCGTAAATGAAGAGTATGCAAAGCATGAAGCTATAGAATTTAGCTTTAAAATTCTTGATAAGCTGATTAAGGCAGAAGATGACGAAATATCTAAGCGTAAAAAAGAAGCCCGTCAAAAGCAAGCTGATGCAAAATTCAATCAATTAATTGACGATATTAGCCAATTATCAATTGCAAATAAGCAAAAAATCCTAGCGAAGTTAGTTAAATAGAAAGAATGGCAACGAGGAAAAAACAATGGCAAACGATGATGTATACGTAGTAGAAATTATTGAGCAATACAATGTCGATGATCCAAGTAGTTGGACTGATTTTGATGTACAAACGGTGGTGTTTAAAAAACTATATGATGCAAGAATCTATCTAAAATTAGTTAAAAGAACTTGGTTAGAAGACGAAAGTATCGATCCTAAAGATATTTATGAAGATTTAGATGAGATTAAAATTAAACCAAGCAAAGCCTATAGATACGGATTCAATTTGCAGGCTGGTATTGATAGAAGGGAGCTTAACTAATGAAAATTATTGATAAAACAAACGATACTTGGGAAATTGGAGATACAGTGATCGATAATGACGGAAGAAAAGGAACGATTAAAAAGGATAAAGACGACGATTTCGTCATTATCCGTATAGACGATAACCACATTGGAAATTGGTGTAACGGATTGGCTTATGAATTTGGAAGTAGCATGCAGCGCTTACAACATAATGCTTCTGAATTTCATAAAGTCAACGATAATAACGATAACGAGGACTGGCAACCTGGAGATTTTGTAAAAAATCTGGATGGAGAAATAGGACTAATTACTTATGACAATGATGGAGATATTTGCATCTTAGCAACTAAGGGTAGCTATGCTTTTAATGCAGCTGTACCTTTGATTGCAACAGAGAATACTAGTTTATCGGAATTTCAAAGAAGTTTTACTGACAAATGGCATAAAGTACCTTCGACACTTATTTTAGGAGAATAAATATTGGCTATAAACGATAAATGTCCGTACTGCCATGGACTTAAAAGAATTAGAAATGACTTAGTACCTGATTATGCTAGATCAATAATTCAAATAGAAAACAAAAATGAATTATGGTCATTCTTTATCACAAATAAATGTGAACATAGAACAATGCAATATATCTCATATTGTCCTATGTGTGGAAGGAAGTTATTAAATGACTAGGAAACAGCAACAATGCCCGTACTGCCATTTTAATAGACATCAGCAACCTATACTTAATAGCGATTTATCTACTAAATATATTAATTTGGCAGTGGAAATTGATGAGCCCTGTAAAATAATGACTTTTATTATAAATGATGAATATGGAATCAAGGGAGATAAAATTTTTATCAACTATTGTCCTATCTGCGGGAGGAAACTATGAAGGTTAGAGTTTATTGGGAATCGCCAGATTATTATCAACCTCCAGAAGATACTTATGAAGATATTGAAGTAGATGATAATGCTACCGAAGAAGAGATTGAAAATGTTGTAAAGGAAACGGCATTTGAACATTTT